AAAACGTAAAGAAAACGGACAGCTGGGACAATTTGACTTAGCGCCAGACTTCCATAACGGCGGTGTATATAAACCAATAGGCAAAGCCAGTAAAACTTTTGAAGTAATAAAAGACACTAACGTACCCTGGGACTAGTATAACATATAATAACATAAACTAACACAAATTAACATAATGAAAATACTAAACTTATACGCCTGTTTAGGCGGCAACCGCTACAAATGGGGCAACGAACACGAAATAACAGCCGTAGAATGGGACGAAGAACTAGCTAAACTATACCAACAGCGTTTTCCTAACGACAAAGTAGTAGTAGCAGACGCGCACCAGTATTTATTAGACCACTATAAAGAATACGACTTTATTTGGTCTAGCCCACCCTGTCCTACGCATAGTAGGGCTAGGTTTTGGTCTATAGGCGCAAATGGTAAAAGCCCTATATACCCAGATATGAAGCTATACCAGGAAATTTTACTACTAGATTACCACTTTAAAGGTAAGTATGTAGTAGAAAACGTAATACCGTACTATAAACCGCTTTTAAACCCACAAAAACGCGGTAGACACTTATACTGGTGTAATTTTAAAATACCTTTAGATTTAAAAGACAGAACGGCTAACGTATGCCAAGGCAAAGACGAACTAAAAAGATTATGCGACTTCCACGAATACGACTTTTATAAGTATAAAGGAAAACAAAGAACAGACAAAATAGCTAGAAATATGGTAGATTTTAACGCTGGTAAAACAATACTAGACGCAGCTATAAATTCTATAAATGAAGAAAACGTAAAACAAACAGAACTTTTTTAATATGAATACAGACAAACACCAGGCTATGTCCTGGGCGCTTAAAAACGGTATAAAGATTTATACTGTAGCCACGCGTAAAGGGCTAGGAATAGTAATAGAAGACAACGGTAAAAAGGTCCGCAGCCCAGATTTATACACCAATAATAAAGAAGCCAGCGCTAAAATATGGGAACTTTATACCTATCTTTATAAAAAATATAATAAATAAATACTATGTTTTTAACTTTTTTTCCTATCTACGGCTGTACTGTTGGCGTATCTTATACCGATAGCTTTACACGCGGCGAAGAACCAACTAACCACAATACCCACCAGCTACAGTTATTATGCTTTTTATTCGGCGTAACTATAGGCTGGTATACTGATATATAGCAAATGTCGAAACCAGATATACTATTAAAAAGGGACTTAGAACGGCTTAAACTAGAAAAGTCTGAACTGTACCAAAGGGTTATACAACTGGAAGCAGAAAACGGTCTACTACGTACACAAATCAAAATAAAGTTTGGTCTAAAGGTAGAATAGCTAACCTGTAAAACTTAAAAAGTTTAAGATTTATTTGCAACTATAGTATTTTTGTATATCTTTGCTAAAGAAATAACACTAAAAACAGAAATATGAATTTTCAACTATTAAATACAAATTTAGAAGTAGTAAAAGAATTTAGAACTCTTAACTGTTTATTATATTATACAGACAGTCTTCCTAATATGGGTAGGGGGTTATATTACTACAATAAGAAAATAAAAAAATCATTTCAATTAGTATAAAAAACAGATAAATGCAAAACGTAAATTTTCCAGTATTTAGCTATCTAAAAACACGTAAAAAGGAACTAGACAAAGCCACAGCACGTATAGCTAAACTAACAGCAGAAGTAGACAAGCTAAACGACGAACTAATACGGCAGCGGAATATAATAACCAAAGCCCAACGGCTACTAAAACAGCTATAGTAACAAGCCCACTAATTAAGTGGGTTTTTTTATGCTTATTAGTTTACGGCGTTTTTACGTACTTTTGCAATATGGCTACACAAAATACACAACAGAAAAAAACCGCACTACTAGAAGCCTTAGAAAAAAGCTTAGGTGTAGTAACTACCGCTTGTAAGCAAGTAGGTATAGCTAGAAAAACTTACTACCTATGGATAGCTAAAGACAAAGCTTTTAAAGATGCTGTAGACGATATTAGTAACGTAGCACTGGACTTTGCAGAAAGTAAACTACATAGCCTTATAAGGGACGAAAACCCTACGGCTATTATATTCTACCTAAAGACAAAAGGTAAGAAGCGCGGCTATATAGAACGCCAAGAGATAGCCCACGACGGTAGTATAGAAAGCAAGCTAATCGAATGGAAGCCAGCAGACAAAAAGTAACAGAAAGCTGTAATATACAATTTTACCAAACCCTCAATAGTAAAGCTAGAATAAAAATACACCAGGGCGGTACTAGAAGCGGTAAAACATTTGCAGTATGTCAATACTTAGTATACCGTATAACAACGGCGCAAAAACCGCTTACGATTGATATAGTACGTAAAACGCTACCAGCTATTAAAGGTTCTGTACAGCGCGACCTAATAGGAATACTACAGCGCCTAGGTATATACTACAAAGGCGTACATAACAAAAGTGAAAGCACGTTTAAGTATAACGGCTGTACTATATCTTTTTTAAATTTAGATGACCCACAAAAAATACGCGGTAGAAAGCGCCATATATGCTTTATAAACGAAGCTAACGAACTGCACTACGAAGACTTTAGACAGCTGAATATGCGTACGACAGAACAGGTTATAATTGACTTCAACCCCTCGGACCCTGTACACTGGCTATATACTGAACTAATAGATATAGAACGCGACGACGTCGAAACGTGGATAACAACATATAAGGATAACAACTTTCTACCAGCTGAACTAGTACGCGAAATAGAACTACTAAGGGAACGCGACCCAGACTACTGGCGCGTCTTTGGCGAAGGCCAGCGCGCTGTATTTAGTAGCCGCCAGATATTCCAGAACTGGACCCAGATACCTTACGCTGAATTCCCAGACTTAGACTACCACCTAGGCTTAGACTTTGGCTTTACGAACGACCCCACAGCTATACTTAAAGTAGCTAAGAAAGGTAACAAGCTATACGTACACGAACTGCTATATAAGACTGGCTACACTAACCGCGATATAGCGGACTTTCTAAAGGCGCAAGGGTTAAACCATACGCTTACATTTTGCGATAGCGCCGAACCTAAAAGTATAGTAGAACTTAAACAAATGGACTGCCTAGCTAAGCCAGCTGTAAAAGGCGCTGGTAGTATAACCGCTGGTATAAGTCTATTAAAGGAATTCGACGTAATAATAAGCCAGGAAAGTACGAACCTAATCAAAGAACAACAGAACTACTACTGGCAGCAGCTAAAGGACGGTACGGTAATAAATACGCCAATTGATAAGCATAACCACTTATGCGACGCGCTGCGCTACAGTACATATAGTTTATATAAGAACCGCAACGACTTTTTTGTAATTTAAAAATAGTAAATTTGTAAAAAATTAAGTATGGCTAGCCTATTAGACAGAATTTCAAAACTTATAACAAAGAACGCCCAACAGACAGCAGCCGAATATAACCGCGCTATATACCAGTACTTAGGCGAAAGTATTTTATGGAACCCAGAAAACGACAGAAGCTATATTGACGAAGGCTACCGTAAGAACGCTACAGTATATTCGCTGGTAAATATTATTACCAAGGCGGCTACTACTATACCCTTTCAGGTCTACGAAAAACAAAGCGACAACGATTTAAAAAGATACAAAGCGCTAACAAGTGGCACGCTAGATAGTAGTACTATGTACCAAGCTAAGATGCTACAGAAGAACGCGCTAGTAGAAGTTAAAGACACCGCACTACACCAACTGCTAGACAGACCTAATGCGGCGCAGTCTTATAACAGCTGGCTAACTGAACTAATAGCTTTTGGTAAACTAACTGGTAACCGTTACGTATATGGTATAGGACCAGACAACGGACCTAACCAAGGTAAGTATACCGAACTATATATACTACCTAGTCAAGTGGTAGAAATAGTATCTAACGGTATTATGCAGCCAGTAAAAGAATACCGTATAGAATATAACGGTAACTATTCTATGCCAGCAGACCAGATACTTCATATAAAAGATTTTAACCCATACTACGACGGTACAGGAAGCCACTTATACGGTCAAAGCCCACTACGCGCTGGTCTTAGAAGTTTAACAACAAATAACGAAGCTGTAACTACAGGGGTTAAATATCTACAGAACCAGACCGCTAGGGGTGTACTTATGTCCGAGGAAGGCGACCTAAACGAAGTACAGGCGCAACAGTTAAAGGACAAATTTAGACAGCAGTACCAAGGTAGTAACAACGGCGGCGACGTTATTATAACACCTAAGAAACTTAGCTGGGTTAACTTTGGTTTAAACGCTTCGGACGTTTCACTAATAGAACAATACAACGCGTCTATAAAAGATATTTGTAACATATTTAACGTGCCTGTACAGTTACTAAACAATACAGAAGCTAGCACGTATAACAATATGAAGGAAGCCAAAAAGGCTTTATACCAGAACGCTGTAATACCAGAACTAGTAAAACTACGCGACGAATTGAACCGCTGGCTGGTACCAATGTACGGCGATAACCTATATCTAGATTTTGACTTTACAGCTATTCCAGAACTACAGGAAGAAAACGACAAAGTAGTACAACAGCTTAGTAGCGCCTGGTGGATAACACCAAACGAAAAACGCGCCGTTATGAATTACGGTAAGGACGAAGACACGCCAGCTATGGACGACTACTATATACCTAGTAACCTACTACCAGTAAGTAACCAGGACATAGAAATACCAGAACCAGCGCCAATGGCTGTAGATATAGAAGAAGAAAAAAGGCTGATCAAAGAAGCGCTGTATAGTATAGAAGTGAAAGCCGAAGTACCAGGAATGACAGACGTATATACTACAGAAGAAGAAGCACAGGAACGCGCCGAAGAACTAGGCGGTAGTGGTACACACCAGCACACCTTTGACGGCGAAACTGTATATATGCCCTTTGACACCCACGCAGAATATGAAGAAGCTATAGCCGAAAGCAAAGACGAAATAAGCGACAGGCTAAACGCTGCACTAGAAAAAAAAACTAACGACCATAACGAAGAAGTAGGCGACGACGAAAGCAAGCGTACTACTGTAGGTACACTATACGAAGTATATAAACGCGGTGTAGGCGCCTACAGAACTAACCCAGATAGCGTTAGACCAACAGTACAAAACCCAGAGCAGTGGGCTATGGCGCGCGTAAACAGTTATTTATATGCGCTTAAAAATGGTAAGTTTAGGGGTGGCAAACACGATACAGACCTACTACCAGCTGAACACCCAGAAAGCAGTAAAGAAACTAGCAAAGCAGAAAGCTACGACGACTACCCACAGGCGGCTACTAACAACGCTAAGCGTATGCTAGGCTGGATAGACAAATACGGTAGGGACGTAGTAACCGCTGGGACGAACGTAGGACTAGCTAGGGCGCAGCAATTAAGCAGCCGCGAACCAATAAGCTTAGATGTTTTAAAGCGCACTAGAAGCTATTTAGAACGCGCCAAAACTTACAGTACTGTAGACGATAAACTAAAAGACGAACCCTGGCTAGATAACGGTTTTGTAGCTTACAACTTATGGGGCGGCGAAGCTATGCGAGTATATGCAAACAAAAAGCTAGCCGAACTAGAAGACAATGCCTAGACCAAGACCAGGCGAAGACCGCAGTAGGTTTATTACTAGATGCGTAAGCGACGCCGAAAGCATAGCGGACTTCCCTAATACGCAGCAACGCGTAGCCTTTTGCTATGCCCAGTACGAACGCTACAGCAAGCCAGCTATAACTAAACAGTTTAAGCAAGTCTGGCAAACGTCCGTAGAACGTGAACGCGGTAAAATGGAACGCCAGTATATAGCTAAGCTACGCAAATGGTATAACGCCGAATACGCTAAAGGCGTCCAGCAGTTTGTAGAAGAAGGGCGTATAATAGTACAGGGTTTATTCCCTGTAGCTTTTTTGTCTAAATTCTACGAAGAATACTACGAAGACACTGGACTACATTTTGCTAACTGGTATTTTAAGAACTATAAGAAGTTTGTAAAGAAGCAAAGCGCCGACCAATACCAAAACCAATGGCGTACAAGTTTTGCTAGCTATGGCGCTGCGGTAGCTAAGACTAACGTAACACTAGTACAGGGTACAGCGTTAAAAACCCTTATAGCCCTTACAACTAAACTAAGCCGCGATCCAGAATTTATGGCTGTAGGCGCAGCTGAACAAGCGCGTATATTACGGCGTCAATTCGACGGCTATAGTAAATACCAAGCCGAACGGTTTATACGTACAGAAACAACCGCTATAAGTAACAAGGCTATACTAGAAAGCGCTACTACTATATTCCCAAAAGACCAGCTACAAAAAGAATGGTCTACAGCACTAGACGGACGCGAACGCGCAAGCCATAGGGCAGCAGACGGACAGACCGTACCATACGACCAGCCCTTTATAGTACAGGGCGAAGAACTAATGCAGCCAGGCGACAGGAACGGCAGCGCTAGTAACGTAATTAACTGTAGATGCGCCGCTATACCAGTACCTATAGAAGACGCTGTAGCTGTAGAAGGTTTAGAAAATATAGGCGTAGGTTTGGCTGGTCAAGTTTTAGCTAGCAGCTTAGATAACGACTAATAAAAAAACCGTAAATTTGTACAAATTATTCTAATATGAGTATTTTATTTAAAAGCGCGCCACTAGGCGAACTAGTAGACGCTGACGAAAAAAAAGGTATTGTAAAAGGGTACGCTAGCTACTTTAATAACAAAGATAGCGACAGCGATATTATACGCCCAGGTGCATACGCTAAGACGATCAAAGAAAACGGACACCGAGTTAAATACTTATACCAGCACAATATGGCGCAGCCACTAGGTAAAATGGTAGAACTAGTAGAAGACGATAAGGGTTTAATGTTTACAGCTGAAATAGCCAAGACTACACTAGGTAACGACGTTATCGAACTAATGAAAGCTGGCGTAATTACCGAAAACAGCGTAGGTATTCTACCAATGCAAAAGGAAAATAAAATGGACTACCGCGAAATAACGGAAGTAAAGCTATACGAAGTAAGCGCCGTAACACTAGCGGCTAACGACCAAGCTAAAATACTAGACGTTAAAGGCGAAAAAGCCCAAGAAAACATTTTAAAAAGATATGATGCACTAGCTAAACTTGTACGCAAAGGCGATATAAGCGACGAAATGGGGTATTGTATCGAAGCCGAACTACTAAAACTGAAAGGTTTATTTTCTAAAGCTACTGCGCCGTCTATTGACACGCAGCCAGTGGATAACAGCCAAGAAGTTTTCGAGTATTTAATAAATAAATTTAACAACTAACTTTTTTAATTTTTCTATAATGGAAGATAACACTAAAAAACACCTTGACCAGTTAGGCGACGTAATCGACGCTAAATTGGAAAAGGCTTACGGTCAAGCGCTAGAAAGCGCTACTGGAAAAGCAGACGAGATGTT